CAAGCGTAAAGAACGCCGCGATGATACCGACTTCACTGAGTATGCCGAAGGTGGCAAGGTAAAGTCTAAAGTTAATGAAGCAGGCAACTACACCAAGCCTGATTTGCGTAAACGTATCTTTAATAGCGTAAAAGCTGCGGCAGTTCAAGGTACAGGCGCAGGGCAATGGTCAGCTAGAAAAGCCCAGCTAATGGCTAAACGGTACAAAGCAGCAGGTGGTGGATATAAATGAAGTGGACAGAAAAGCGCAAAGAGTCAATTAACTGTAAAAGCCCTAAAGGTTTTTCTGAAAAAGCTCATTGTGCCAGTAAAAAATTAGCGGGTGGTGGTTTAGCCGCCCCGCAACAGTCTTTAAAAAATTGGGGCGACCAGAAATGGACAACCAAGTCAGGCAAGAAATCGTCTGAGACAGGTGAACGGTATTTGCCTAAGAAAGCTATTGAGTCTCTTAGCCCTGCGGAGTACGCAGCCACAACTAAAGCAAAACGCACGGGTAAGGCAGCAGGCAAACAGTTTGTTGCTCAGCCTAAGAAGATAGCTAAGAAAACATCAGGGTTTAGATAATGGCTACTAGTGGTTTAAACGCATTTAATCTTGATCTCTCAGAGCTTGTTGAAGAAGCGTTCGAGCGGTGTGGTCAAGAGTTGCGTACGGGCTATGATTTACGCACAGCGCGGCGCAGTTTAAACATCCTGACAATTGAGTGGGCAAATCGTGGCATTAACCTGTGGACAATTGAGCAGGCATCATTTCCTCTTGTCCAAGGGCAGATTGCATACCCAATACCAACAGACACAATTGATTTATTAGATCAGGTCATTCGTACTGGCTCAGGGTCAACACAAGTTGATATCAACATCACCCGCATATCTGAATCAACATATGCCACGATCCCCACAAAAAACGCGCAGGGTCGTCCTATTCAGGTGTGGATTAACCGTCAGTCTGGCAACACAAATGCTGTTGCATCGACAACTTTAAACGGTGCAATTACAGCTACAGCCACCACAATTGACGTTGTATCGGCTGCGTATTTACCTTCTCAAGGCTATATCAAGATTGACAACGAAATCATTCTTTATCAAAACATTAGTGGCAATCAGTTATTAAATTGTTTCCGTGGGCAGAACAACACCACTGCTGCTACGCATACCACTACAACATCTGTGTATCAAATATTTTTACCTAACGTAAACGTTTGGCCCACCCCCAATGCTCCGGGCAATCAGTATACGTTTGTATATTGGCGTATGCGTAGGTTGCAAGACGGTGGTGGCGGTGTAAACACGCAAGATATTCCTTTCCGGTTTATTCCGTGCCTTGTTGCAGGGCTTGCTTATTATCTGAGCTTAAAACTGCCAAACATGGATATGAATCGTGTTGGTGGGTTAAAGATAGATTATGAACAACAGTTTCAGTTAGCCGCAGACGAAGACAGAGAGAAAGCATCAATACGATTTGTTCCACGCAATATGTTTTATTGAGGTGAGTCATGCCCTCTAAATACGCTAGTGGTAAACATAGTATTGCAGAATGTGATCGTTGCGGTCAGCGGTATAAGTTAAAAGAGTTAAAGAAATTAGTTGTAAAAACTCAGATATATAACGTCAAAGTTTGTCCTAGCTGTTGGGACCCCGATCAGCCTCAGTTGCAATTAGGCATGTATCCGGTTAATGATCCGCAAGCTGTGTATGAACCAAGACCAGATGTTAGCTACCAAGTATCAGGCAATAGCGGTTTACAGGTTGGGTTAACAGGCACAACAAACATTTATGACTATGGTGTTCCTGAAGGCGGTAGCAGGATATTTCAGTGGGGCTGGAACCCAGTTGGTGGCGCAATGGATGATGGTCTAACACCAAACGATTTAGTAGTTGATTGTCAGATTGGTACGGTTACAATAACGGTTACTTAGGAGCTTAAAATGGCTTATAAACGTGTTGCTGATGGCATAGCAAAGAAAGGCAAGACCGAAGGCAAAAACCTTGGCGACAATGGCGCTAAAGTCTTGGGCATGAAAGGTGGCAAAAAGGTTGCTGGTGTTTCGTCTGAGTCAATGAAATCAATGGGTCGCAATCTAGCCCGTGTTGCTAATCAGGGGTAATCATGGCTAAATTTAGCGCAAAAATGATGGGCAAAGAAGTTGGTGATGCTGGCATTTATGCTGCACCGCACACGATGGATGGCAAGCCCTTGAAGCTATCAGAGAACATGCAAGACCCAAACTGTCTGTCGGCTGAACAAACCACTCCTCGTTCTGGTGCAAAGCGTGTTAGCGCAGGCAACCCAGCCCGTGATGATGTTAAAACAACCGGCATTGAGACTCGCGGCAACGGCTGTGCAACCAAGGGTCGTATGGCTCGTGGACCTATGTGCTAACTATGAATTACGCTCAACTTGTCACTGCGATTGAGGAATACACTGAAACAAGTGAGGCGACCTTTATCTCGCAGATACCCACTTTTGTGCAGCTTGCTGAAGAGCGTATTTATAACACCGTTGATTTACCGTCGTTACGCAGAAACGTAACTGGCACTCTTACCATTAACAACAAATACCTTTCAGTACCCAGTGATTTTTTGTCCGTGTATTCGCTTGCTGTTATTAAAACAGACGGTACATATGAATATCTGTTAAACAAAGACGTTAACTTTATTCGTCAAGCGTATCCACAGCCTACAGATACTGATATTCCAAAATACTATGCAATTTTTGGTCCTGATAGTAGCTCGCCAACTAATTTAACTATTATTCTTGGTCCTACCCCTAACTTAGCTTATTCTGCCGAACTTCATTACTTTTACTACCCACAGTCAATTGTGACCGCCAGTACTTCATGGATTGGTGATAACTTTGAATCAGCATTGCTTTATGGTGCGCTGCGGGAAGCTGTGATATTTCAGAAAGGCGAGCAGGATATGGTTGCTTACTACGAGAAGATGTACATGGAGTCATTAGGCTTGTTGAAGAATTTGGGTGATGGCAAGCTACGTCGTGATGCTTATCGTTCTGGTCAAATAAGGTTGCCGGTGAAATAATGCCATTTACTGGAAATTTTCTTTGTACTAGCTTTAAATTGGGACTGTTAGGCGCAAGCTTTGACTTTGCTACGCCAACAACAGATGTGTATAAGATTGCTCTGTACGACAACGCAGCTTCTTTTGATGCGTCAACCACGGTTTATACAACTAATAATGAAGTAGTTGCATCTGGATATACGGCTGGTGGTCAAGTTTTAACGCCCACAGTTAGCTACGATGGCACAACGTCTTTCTTGTCTTTTGCCAATGTGTCATGGACATCTGCTTTAACTGCCCGTGGTGCATTAATTTATAAGGTTGGCGGATCAAGTATCTGCGTATTAGATTTTGGTTCTAACAAGACTTCTACAACAACATTTACTGTTGAATTTCCCGCTGCTAGTAGTACTACCGCTATTATTAGACTTTCATAAGGATTAAAAATGGTAAACGATAAAACAACTATGTTAGACCAAGTGGCGAGTACCGTAACGCTTGGTTCTCAATCTGTAGATACAGCCGCAGCTACTGGGGTTTACAAGATTCAATGTCACGATGCTTTAGGCAATCTGAAGTGGGAAGCTGAGTCAAAGAACCTCGTAGTCAACGGTGGTCTTCAAGACATGAACGCCAAGTATTTTACTGGCAGTGCTTATACAGCGACTTGGTATCTCGGTCTGTACGGTGCTGGTGCAACCAACACGCCTGCCGCAAGTGACACTATGTCTTCTCATGCAGGATGGACTGAAAACACGGGTTATAGCAACGCTACACGCCCTGTCTGCACGTTTGCAACACCAACCACGGCTAACCCCTCGGTGGCTACAAACTCAGCCTCTCCTGCCTCGTTTACCATCAATGCTACTTCTACCGTAGGTGGTGCGTTCTTGACAAGCAACAACACTAAGGGCGGAACAACGGGTACGTTGTATTCAGCGGCAGACTTTAGCGCACCCGGAGACCGTTCAGTAGCAAACGCTGACGTTCTTACTGTGACTTACACACTTTCATTGGCGGGCTAATCATGTTTAAAAAAGACGAAGTCGTTAAGGTTAAAGCTGTTATTCCTTCAGGTCCTATCCAAGCATTGCGATTCAATGGTGAAGGCAATGTTGAGTATTTGGTTGAATGGACAGATGTTAACGGTAACGTGCAGCAACGGTGGTTTACTGAAGACCAGCTAGAGGCTTAATATGCCTGATGGCGGCTGGAGTTCTGGTACTTGGGGGCAAGCTGGATGGGGCATGTCGGTATATGACCGCCCTGTCAGTGAGACTTCAACTGCAACGGACGCAGACGTTTCAAGTTTGACCTTTGCAAGTGCAGTAAGTGAAACATCTAGTGCAGCAGATACAATTATTTCTGGCGGTTCTTTTGGATCAACTGTAAGCGAAAGTTCTACAGCAACAGATAGTGTAATTAGTTTGGCGTCGTTTGGCGCGGTGATTGTTGAAACGGCAACAGCAACAGATTTAATTACAAGCAGGGCTACTTTTGGCGCGGCGGTTAGTGAAACAAGTTCTGCGACAGATGCGGTGAATGCAAGTGCAAATTACGCAAGGTCAGTAAGCGAGACGAGTTCGGCGGCAGATTCTTTAAATGTTGGTTTCTTGTTTAATGCGTTGGTAACAGAAGCAGCCACGGCAACAGATAGCATAAACTCATTTAATGGTTTAGGAGCTTTAATTAACGAGGCGGCTAGTGTTTCGGAAATCAACACTGCAAAAGTTAATTTTGGTGCGTCTGTAGTTGAATCGGCAAATGTTATAAGTACATTAGGATTGTCAGGCGTCTTTTTAGTCTCAGTGCAAGAAAATGCAACAGCTTCGGATCAAGCAGCTTCAGCGTTTTTGTGGAATTTAATTAACGACACCCAGAATGCAAATTGGATTGATGTTGTAACGTAAGGATTATTATGCCAACCACCTATACCCCGATACTTCAATTAGCTTTACCTGCAACAGGTGAATTAAACGGCACTTGGGGTACGACAGTCAACGACAACATTACGTCGATGGTTGAACAAGCCATTGCGGGTCTTGCCACGGTTAACACTTGGACTGCTGCGAGTCACACCCTCACCACAGCTAACGGTACAACTTCTGAAGCACGTTGTGCAATTCTTGAATGTTCAGGCGCACCGGGCGCAGCAGCTACGGTTATCTGCCCTACAGCATCTAAGATATACATTATCAAAAACTCGGTAACAGGCGGTTTTGCCGTTACGCTTAAGACTTCCGCCGGTACTGGGGTTTCGGTTCCTAACGGCTCAACTTCTATTCTGTACTGCGATGGTACGAACGTGGTGTCGGCGGCTACTGCTACAACCTTTAGTGCAGGCACTACAGGATTTACTCCTAATACCGCAACAAGCGGCGCAGTAACCTTAGCGGGCATCTTGGCTTTAGCAAACGGCGGCACGAACGCTGCACTAACGGCTGTAGCGGGCGCGGTTCCTTACTCAACTGCATCTGCATTAGCTTTATCTGCGGCGGGTACAGCAGGGCAGGTATTAACTTCCGCTGGTGCGGGCGCTCCTACATGGTCTACCCCTGCGGGTGGTGTAA